ATGTCAAAACAAAACAATTTTAGCCACCCATCAGAAAGAAAAATCTATATCAAACACCTGCATCAATGGATTCCTGTAAGCAAAGAATTCTACGACGACTATTATCGCGATATTACTGCCTATCGCAAAAAGCAGCAAAGCCATGGTTGTTGTAGCTGTCCCGCAAGTAAACGATTCCTCTGTGACATGGACTGCTGGACCTGCCCTTATCAAACATCGGGTGAAGTATTATCTCTGAACCATCCCATTGTAGACGACGAAGGGAACGTCATTGAGAATATTGATTTGCTCCCGGATTATGGTATCAGTGTGGAGTCTATCGTTGAAAACCGCGAGCTGCTTTCTCGCTTATTTGAAGCGCTTCAGAAAATTAGTCCCACCTACGCTACGATATGTTTGCTCTCGGCACAAGGTAAATCTCAAAGAGAAATCGCCAAAATCTTGGGTGTTAAATCACAAAGCACTCTCAATTATCAGTTGAAGCAAGCTTTAACTCAGCTTCATGAACTCATGAAAGACCTAAGGTGACATTCAAAAAAATATTTTTTCAAACTTTTCGTTCAAACAGCTTACTCACCTCCATTAAGTAGTGGAAGGGATAAAACAAAACTCTCCTTCCAAGGAGGTGAAACCAATGAACAAACAACGCAACCGAGAACACACAACACAAGATGACCTTCTGGATGTTCTCACTGCCATCAGTGTGGTATCCATGCGGTTAGCAAGGAAGCTAACCCTGTTATCAAATCAACGTCAATCAACGAAAGGAGTGAATAGAAATGAGCGAATTAGCCAAAATCATAGAAGATTTGCGCAATATCGCAGAGACAATTCACCAGATTGTTAACACTTTAGAAGAGCAGTTTAGCTCTCCTCCAGCAACTCAACCTACACAGGTTAGTGAACCTACCCTCACTTTGGAAGAAGTTCGAGCAATTCTTGCTAACAAATCACGAGCTGGATTCACTTCTCAGATTCGAGCTCTACTACAGAAATATGGATCAGATCGGTTATCCAATGTCGATCCTGCACACTACAAAGCGCTTCTTGCTGATGCGGAGGAACTGACTCATGCCACCTAAAGGCCATGCTCTTCTTTCTGCATCCAGCTCAAAACGTTGGTTATCTTGTCCTCCGTCCGCTCGCCTTAACGATAGTCACGAGGATGTAATAAGCGACTATGCTGCTGAAGGCACAGATGCCCATATGCTCTTCGAACATAGATTACGTGAAGCTTTAGGCATGGAGACAACTGACCCAACAGAACATCTGACCTGGTTCAATGAAGAGATGAATGATTATGCTGCTGATTATGTATCCTTCATTCTTGAGCAAATCGAAGCCGCTAAACAATCTTTCTCGAACCAAATTGTCCTGATTGAACAACATGTAGACTTCTCTCGGTGGGTTGAATCCGGGTTTGGAACAGCCGATTGCATTATTGTTTCAGATGGAGTGCTACAGATTTATGATCTGAAATACGGACGTGGAATCGAGGTTTCAGCAAAAAACAATCCCCAATTGAAGTGTTATGCGCTAGGAGCGTTGGATCTCTTTGATGGCATCTACGATATCGAAACTGTTCGAATGGGAATCTACCAACCTAGGCTCAACAACATTAGCATTTCCGAAGTTTCCAAAAATGATCTTTACGAGTGGGCTGAAAAGATTCTCAAACCAACAGCAGCGCTAGCTTATGTAGGAGAAGGAACCTTTCGAAGTGGCAGCTGGTGCACGTTTTGCAAGGTGAAAAACACCTGTCGAGCTCGAGCAGAAGCAAATCTAGAACTCGCCCGTCTCGAATTCGAACTCCCTCCCCTGCTCACCGATGAAGAAGTCGAAGAAATCCTTTCTCGCTTAGATGATCTTATCACCTGGGCTTCAGACATCAAGGAGTACGCACTACAACAAGCTCTACTTGGAAAAGAGTGGCATGGCTATAAGATTGTCGAAGGTCGTTCCAATCGGCACTACACCAACGAAACCTCAGTCGCCGAAACCGTCAAGCAAGCTGGTTTTGACCCCTATGAACACAAGGTTCTCGGCATCACAGCAATGCAGAAACTCTTGGGTAAGTCTCGTTTCGAAGAGCTACTCTCAGCTTATATTGAAAAACCCTTAGGTAAACCCACTCTCGTTCCGGAGAGCGACAAGCGTCCGGTTATGAATACAGTCAAAAATGATTTTACGGAGGTATCTGAAAATGAGTAACAATGTCAATCAATCGATGAAAGTGATCACCGGTCCTAACACCCGGTGGAGTTATGCCAATGTCTGGGAACCAAAAAGCATTAATGGCGGAACCCCAAAATATTCTGCTTCCCTCATCATCCCCAAGAGTGATACGAAAACTGTAGCCAAAATCAAAGCTGCCATCGAAGCTGCGTATCATGAAGGGGAATCCAAACTCAAAGGAAACGGAAAGTCCATTCCTCCCCTTGCCACACTCAAGACCCCTCTGCGAGATGGAGATGTGGAACGTCCAGATGATCCTGCCTATGTGAATTGCTATTTCATTAATGCTAATTCTGCTACAGCTCCTGGTATTGTAGATGCCGACTGCAATCCCATTCTCGTTCGTTCCGAGGTCTACTCTGGTGTCTATGGAAGGGCTAGCATTACTCTTTATGCATTCAACAGCAATGGCAGCAAAGGCATCGCTTGCGGATTAAACAACCTGCAGAAAATACGTGATGGTGAACCTCTTGGAGGGAAAGCTAGCGCTGAATCAGATTTTACCACCGAAGAAGATGAAGATTTCTTGGTGTAGACAGGAAGAAAGGGTGGCAGACTATTCTGCCACCCTGCCTACAGAATGAAAGGTTTATTAATATGAAAACCCTCAGCATAGACACAGAAACTTTTTCCAGCGTTAACCTCTCTAAGGCTGGTGTATATCGGTATGTCGAGTCCCCCGATTTCGAGATATTGCTTTTCGGTTATAGCATGAATGGTTCCGAAGTGCAGGTCGTTAATCTTACTTGTGGAGAGACGATCCCAGTCAACATAATCGCTGCTCTAACAGATGATTCTGTTACAAAATGGGCATTCAACGCGAGCTTTGAACGTATCTGCCTCTCTCGTTTTCTTGGACTCCCTACTGGCAAATATCTTTCTCCTGCTTCATGGAAATGCTCCATGGTATGGGCAGCATCATTTGGGTTACCCCTTTCGCTAGAAGGGGTCGGCGCTGTTCTAAAACTCGATAAACAGAAATTGTCAGAAGGCAAAGAACTCATTCGCTACTTTTGTCTACCCTGTTCTCCCACCCAAGCCAATGGCCAGAGAACCCGAAATACTCCTGAACATGCATCCGATAAATGGTCAGCATTTAAAAACTACAATGCTCGAGATGTAGAAGTGGAGATGTCCATTCAACAGAAACTCTCAAAGTTTCCAGTGCCGGAAAGCCTCTGGTCTGAATACCATATTTCCGAAGAAATCAATGATCGGGGAGTAGCTTTGGATTTGGACTTTGTGACTTCTGCAATTCAGTTAGACTCCCGTTCTCGTTCAGAGCTTATAGACGCCATGCAGAGCTTGACGGATATTGAGAACCCAAACTCAGTAATGCAGATGAAAGAATGGCTAGCAGTAAACGGGCTGGAGACGGACACGCTTGGCAAAAAGGTCGTCGCAGATCTACTAAAGACTGCACCTCCAGAATTATCTAAGGTTTTATCCCTTCGGCAACAGCTCGCAAAATCATCGATTAGAAAGTATCAAGCTATGCAAAATTGTGTTTGTGAAGATGGTCGTGCTCGTGGAATGTTTCAATTCTATGGTGCGAATCGCACTGGCCGCTGGGCAGGCCGTCTCATACAAGTACAGAACCTTCCACAAAACCATCTTCCTGATTTGTCCGAAGCTCGCTCGCTCGTTAGCTGTGGTGAATATGAAACACTTGAAATGCTCTATGAAGATGTGCCAGATACTCTCTCACAGCTGATACGAACAGCCTTCGTTCCCAAAAACGGGGCCAAGTTTATTGTTTGCGACTTTAGTGCTATCGAGGCCCGTGTCATCGCTTGGCTTGCTGGAGAAAAATGGCGGCAAGAAGTGTTTGAAGGCGGTGGTGACATTTACTGTGCCTCCGCATCTCAGATGTTTAAAGTGCCAGTCGAAAAGCATGGTGTGAATAGTCATTTACGGCAAAAAGGTAAAATAGCTGAACTGGCGCTTGGCTATGGCGGGTCAGTCGGTGCTCTAAAGGCAATGGGTACTCTGGACATGGGCTTGACCGAAGAGGAGCTCCAACCGCTGGTGACATCGTGGAGGCAGTCCAATCCGAATATCGTCCAGTTCTGGTGGGATGTGGACCGCGCTGCTATGGAGGCTGTTCGGGAGAAAAGCAGCCGCATCACACACGGAATCAAGTTCTACTATCAAAGCGCTATGCTGTTCATTGTGCTCCCATCCGGTAGACAACTCGCTTATGTGAAACCCCGTATCGGAGAAAACCAGTTCGGTGGTCAGTGCATTACCTACGAAGGTGTCGGCTCTACAAAGAAATGGGAACGCTTGAATACCTACGGGCCAAAATTCGTGGAAAACATCGTTCAAGCTACTTCTCGTGACTTACTCTGCTATGCCTTACAAAACCTAAGGCATTATCCCATCGTCATGCATGTCCATGATGAGATTGTTATCGAAGCAGACTCGCAACCCACTCTGCAAGAAATCTGCGAACGTATGGCACAACCACCATCCTGGGCAAAAGGTTTATTACTGAGGGCAGATGGCTTTGAGACCACCTTTTATAAAAAGGATTGAGTCTATTCGTTCAAATCAGTCCCTTACGTCCACTAAACAAAAGGGTGGTCTTAGTATCACCCAGATCGGAGGTCAATTTGAGTATCGATATATATAACAAAGAAAGTTACTATGATCTCACTCCTTATGAAGCATTATCTAACATCGAAAAGGAAGAACAAGCACATCGTGTGTTTCGTCCCCTCGTGTATATCTGCTCACCTTACTCAGGAGATGTGGGGAGTAACACAAAGGCCGCACAGCGTTACTGCCGATTCGCTGTAAATAATGGCTACCTCCCCATTGCACCTCACTTGCTATTCCCTCAGTTTCTTGATGACAAGAACCCTATCGAACGCGATCTCGGGATGCTCTTTGGCAATGTGCTGATGTGCAAGTGCTCGGAAGTCTGGGTATTTGGAAAACGCATCTCTTCCGGAATGGAAGCTGAAATCAAGCGGGCTAAGTGGAAGAACTATCGGTTGCGTTACTATAATGAAAACTGTGAGGAGGTTAGCGGGAATGATTGATCAAGAGAAAATATTATTAGTGGAAGGAGTCGCTTTCAGCGATAAAGACGATCGTGTTCTGAAAGCTCTTGAGCATTGGGAACATGGTACACAGTGGCAAAGACTTGACCGTATTCAAGCGACGGAAGAAGAACTCAATGAGATTATTGATAAAATGTGCTCTGCAACAGATAGTAGTTCCGACCTGATTGTTAACCCGGCACTCGAGGAATTTACAGTTATTTGCACCGATGGTAGTTTTGTGACTACCATATGTTTCCGTCGTTCAATCATGTATGGACAGAAGTTCGTGACGCGTCTCGGGAATAGCACTGTATCAATTCTTGTTCCCTATATAGATGCTTATGTTTATATGAACAATAACGGTACAAGACAAGATGTGGTGATCGCACTCGGTAAATCGACCATAACAAATGGAGAACACACCATAACCTGTTCTACTCAGCAGGCAGTTTGGGCTCGGAAAAACGGTTTATACCTTTCTATGTGTGAAACCGATAATAGAAGCGAAATAGAATTCCCACGCGATGTCAAGCTAATTTACATGGCGGTTCAACATGCTTTTCGGAATCGTCCTGAAGTTTTTCTGCATTCAGAGGTACGAACGCCCGTAGTAAATTCGAAGAGCAAAAACAAAAAGGCTCGTCATGAAACAAAAAAATTCCATACGGTTAAAATTATCCATATCAACTATGAAGAACTTATCCGCGTACCGAGCACTACCCATTATCAAATGACATGCCCCTGCTGGGGAGTAGCTGGTCATTGGAGAAATTATCAATCCGGTAAACGCATCTGGATTAAGCCCTATCGGAAAGGCGCTGAAAGGGATAATGCCGAAAAATACTTACCCAAAAGCTATGCCATTTACGAGGAGGTAAGCGCTCATGCGTGAATTGAAGATCGCCCTCGGTAATTCCCGCCAGGCAAAATTCTGGTCCAATAAGACCCTATCCTTCGAAGCAATCTGCGAAAGGCTGAAAACACCGATACGCACGAGTGAAACTGCAGAGGAATATGCCAAGCTCCCAAAACCAAAGCGTGATGAAATTAAGGATAAGGGTGGCTTTGTCGGAGGTCACTTGAGAGACAATCTACGCAAGATAGGGAATGTTGCTTGTCGGTCCCTGTGGACCCCCGATCTTGACAATGCTACTCCGGAGTTCGTTACAGCCTTAGAGGAAAAGATTCACTTCAAATGTGCTATGTATTCCACACACGGTCATACACCAGAAGCACCTCGACTTCGCATCATTGCTCCCTTCACACGTGAGATCTCTGCGGATGAGTATGTAGCGGTGTCGCGCTATATGGCAGCTGAGATTGGTATCGACATGTTCGATGAATGTTCCTTTATTCCCAACCAGCTCATGTATTGGCCAACCTGTCCCTCGAATGGTGAATACCTCATTAAGTTCTTTGATGGTGAGCCTCTTGATCCGGATAAAATCCTTGCAATACACCCAGATTGGCAGGATTGCTCTCTGCTGCCCACTACTTCGCGGGAAAGCAAGGTGCACAAACCTAGTCAGAAACCCCAGGAAGACCCGCTTACAAAGTCCGGTGTCGTAGGAGCTTTCTGTCGCACCTACTCCATCACTGCGGCTATAGAGATGTTCCTCTCAGACATCTATGCTCCATCCGACTCGGAAGGTCGCTACGACTACATAGCGGGTGCAAGCACTGCGGGTGTTGTGGTTTATGAGGACAAATTCGCTTATAGCCATCACGCTACAGATCCCGCTAACGGAAAGTTGCTCAACGCTTTTGACCTCGTTCGCATCCACAAATTCGGCGATGATGATGAGAAAGAGTCCTATCAGGCCATGTCCGAGTTTGCCTCAAAAGATGATAATGTGAAACTGCTCGTAGTCGAAGAGCGAAAAGCACAAGCGTCCTATGATTTCGCAGCCGGTGATAGTGATCCCGAATGGCAGAAAAAGCTACAATACGAACCTCGCTCAACGGTACTAAAAAATAATCTTCATAACTTAACTTTGATTCTTCAAAACGACGAAAACTTGAAATCACTTTGTTTCAACCAGCTCGCCGATGGCATGGAGATTACGGGTTCTGTACCATGGAAGCATCCCGCACGGTTTTGGCGCGATGCTGACGATGCACAACTCATCTGTTATGTCGATGCGAATTATGGGACCTTCTCGGCCCGGAACTATCAGATCGCTGTTGCAAAAGTGGTGGATGACCGAGCTTACCATCCCATTCGAGAGTATTTGGATTCCCTGCCACCCTGGGACGGTGTTACTCGTGCAGAGTGCATTCTCATCGACTATCTCGGAGCAGAGGACAACGCTTATACTCGCGCGGTTACTCGAAAAACACTCTGCGCTGCAGTGGCACGAGTACAGAATCCGGGTATCAAATTCGATTATATCCTCGTACTCAATGGGGATCAGGGGATTGGGAAGTCCACTCTCATTGCAAAACTCGGTAGAGAGTGGTACTCCGATAGTGTGAACCTGACCGATATGAATGACAAGACCGCTGCAGAAAAACTGCAGGGTTATTGGATCATCGAGATTGGTGAATTGGCCGGCATGAAGAAAGCCGACCTCGATAAGGTCAAAGCGTTTATCTCTCGTCAGGATGATAAGTATCGTGCTTCTTTCGGACGTCGAGTTACACCCCATCCCAGGCAGTGTATCTTCTTTGGCACGACCAATTCGCAAAATGGATATCTCCGAGACATCACAGGCAATCGCCGATTCTGGACAGTCAAAACTCCCGGTACAAGTGAGATGAAGCCGTGGCAACTCTCCCTAGAGGATGTCAACCAAATATGGGCTGAAGTGCTGGTGCTCGTCGAGCGCGGTGAAGACATTTATCTCGACCCGTATCTGGAAAAACTATCTCAAATCGAGCAGTCTGAAGCGATGGAACAGGACGACCGCGAAGGTCTGGTCCTCTCTTATCTCAATCTTCTACTGCCGGAGAAATGGGATGAGATGGACATCTATGTAAGGCAGGAATACATCCGTGATCCGGACAGTCCTACCCAATCGAAAGGTAGGATTCTACGTAGCAACGTCAGCAATTTGGAGATCTGGTGTGAATGTTTCGGTAAAAGGAAAGAGGACATCAAGCCCTCCGACTCTTATGCGATAGCGGCCATCATGCTTCGCATCCCAGGTTGGAAAAAAGTTGACGAACGCAAGATACTGCCCATCTATGGTAGGCAACGGTTGTATAAGCGTGTTTAGGCATCTCTGGACAGCCTCTCAGAACAACAGGCACAGCTTGTCCCTGTCCTTGAGACTGTCCAGAGCCAATTCCCTGTAAAATGGGGGTAAAAATGGTAGATTCGGACAAATGGACAAAGATTTCTATATAGTACAAATAAATAGAAATATTATAGAAAAAGGAGCCGTGTCCGAGCGCATATACGCGCGTAGAGAAAATCTGGACCACTTGTCCGTGGAGGGTAAGCAATGAGAGAAAAACAAATCGAACAAAAACTGACGATGTCGGTTAAAGCGATGGGAGGTATTGCACCAAAGCTTGTATGCCCTAGTTTTGACGGAATGCCTGACCGACTCGTACTTTTACCGGGGGGTCATATTGGCTTTGTGGAAGTCAAGGCTCCCGGAAGAAAGCCTTTCCCCTTGCAGCTAGCAAGGCATGGGTTGCTCCAGCGACTTGGATTCCAAGTATTTGTCCTGGATGATGAGCAGCAGATTGGAGGGATTCTTGATGAAATACGAACCTCATAACTATCAAGTCCATGCTACTCGCTACATCGAAGAACATCCCAACTGTGCTGTCTGGCTTGATATGGGTCTTGGAAAAACTAGCATTGCAATGACAGCACTGAACAATCTACTGTTTGACAGTTTCGAGGCACATCGCATCTTAGTCATTGCACCTTTGCGAGTTGCACGGTATACATGGCCTGTTGAAGCAGATAAGTGGGATCATCTTCAGAACCTCATCTGCTCCGTGGCTGTTGGGACTGAAGCAGACCGCAGAAGAGCCCTACTGCAACAAGCCGATATCTATATCATCAATCGCGAGAATGTCCAGTGGCTGATCGAAGAAAGTAACCTCCCTTTCAACTTTGATACCCTCGTCGTCGATGAGCTCTCTTCTTTCAAGAATTATCAAGCAAAGCGATTCCGTGCGCTGATGAGAGTTAGGCCAAGAGTAAAACGAGTTATTGGCTTAACGGGAACGCCATCGACAAATGGTCTCATGGACCTGTGGGCTGAGTTTCGGTTATTAGATATGGGCCAGCGGCTTGGACGATTCATCGGTCGCTACCGACTGGATTACTTTCAACCAGATAAACGAAATGGCCACATTGTTTTCAACTACAAGCCTCTCCCAGGAGCTGAGGAAAGAATCTATGACAAGATATCCGATATAACCATCTCCATGAAATCAACGGACCATCTCAAAATGCCTGAGCTTATTAGCAGTGAATATACAGTTTATCTTTCAGAAAGTGAGAAACAACGATATGAGGAGCTTAAGACCGATCTGATTCTACAACTACCAAGTGGTGACATCACAGCCGCTAATGCAGCAGCGCTCACCGGTAAGCTTTGCCAGATGGCGAATGGAGCAATCTATAGCAATGATGGTCAAGTCTCCCCTATCCATGAGCGAAAGCTGGATGCCTTGGAAGATATGATCGAGGCTGCAGGAGGAAACCCTGTGCTGGTTGCTTATTGGTTCAAACACGACCTAGTCTGCATCGCTCAAAGATTACGAAAGCTGGGTGTGGCTTATGCCAAGTTAGATACCAAAGGTAGTTTTGAGAAATGGAACACAGGCGAACTACCTGTTGCACTCATCCATCCAGCTTCAGCTGGACATGGCCTGAATCTACAAAGTGGAGGTTCGACGTTGATCTGGTTTGGATTAACCTGGTCTTTGGAATTGTATCAACAAACTATCGCGCGCATATGGCGGCAAGGGCAACGTGCAAAAACCGTCGTGGTGCACCACATTATCACCAATGGAACCATCGACGAGCGCATTCTAAAGGTATTATCCAAGAAGGATAGTACACAAGCAGCTTTAATCGAAGCGGTTAAGGCAGATATGAAAATCTAAGACAATCCGTGCCAATCCGAGGGAATAAAAACATCGGAGGTACGAAGATGAAACATTATGAATCTCTCTCAAATACAACATTAGTTCAAGCCATGGAGGATAAAGGAATAGTAGTCCGATTTCCAAAAAGCTCACACTCCCCTGTTCTTGATAAAAGAGATACAAGAAGCGGAGGTGAGCTGATATGACCACACTAGAATTTTTGAGTCAAGCTTATCGCCTTGATCTTAGGATCGATAGTAAACTAGCGCAAATTGCATCTCTCAACGAGCTAGCTACTAAATGCACCTCTACATTTTCAGATACCCCGCATACCCCCAATAACCGTGTTTCTGTGATGGCTGATGCCATTTCTAAAATCGTTGACTTACAAAAGGAAATCGATGAAGATCTAAACCAACTGATTAATGTTAAGCAACAAATCGTTAGTTGCATCAAAGCTGTGGAAAACAAAGAGTGCCAGACTCTATTGGAGCTCCGCTTTCTTTGTGGCTGGACTTGGGAGGAAATTGCTTTCAAGATGGGATACAGCATTCAACATACCTTTCGGATGCGTGAAAGGGCTTTAAAGCAAGTTGTGATTTAGAAAAGTGGAGAGTAAATGAGAGTTGAAATCCTGTGTCAACGTAGTATAATGGTATTGATGAAAGTGTAGCAAAACGACCGCCAGGGATAAAACCCTCAGGCGGTCGTTGTTATTTATCCTGTGTGAGGTGAACCGATGCCATACAAACCAAAGCGTCCTTGTGCTTACCCGGGTTGTAGCCGATTAGCCGAGAAAGGACAATACTGTGCTGAACATCAGAAAGCAAAGAACAAGCTATACGACAAGTACGAGCGTGATCCTGAGTCCAACAAACGATACGGTCGTGCTTGGAAACGGATTCGCGATCGATTCATCAAAGCGCATCCCTTGTGTGATGAGTGTAGGAGAAATGGAGTCTTAACTCCTGCAGAAGAGGTTCATCACATCAAACCACTTTCAAAAGGTGGTGGTAATGAGTGGAGTAACCTCATGGCTTTATGCAAGTCTTGTCACTCTCGGATTACCGCTGAGAGTGGTGACCGGTGGGGGTAATTAAATCTCTAAATAAATCAATTAAGGACAGCGGTGTGGGCCCTCACGCTAAAAAACGCAGAATCAAACGAGGGAATAACCCTCCTAACGAAAGCGAGGTGAATCTATGGCGAAGGACGGCACAAATCGTGGTGGTGCTCGTGTAGGTGCAGGAGCAAAAAAGAAACCCCTTGCCGAGAAGATAGTTGAGGGTAATCCCGGCGGAAGAAAACTAACTGTCATTGAGTTTAACGAAACGGCTGACCTCAAAGGGTTATCCATGCCAGAACCAAATAGAATGCTCGAAGCCATACAAAAAGATGGTAAGGCACTCATCGCCGGTGAGATCTACAAAAGCACCTGGCAATGGTTAAACGAACGAGGATGTGCAGCTTTAGTTTCACCACAACTGCTGGAACGCTATGCAATGAGTGTGGCTCGCTGGATTCAGTGCGAGGAAGCAGTAACCGAATATGGATTTTTAGCAAAGCATCCCACAACGGGAAATGCAATTCAAAGTCCATATGTGGCCATGGGTCAAAACTATATGAGCCAAACCAATCGGCTCTGGATGGAGATCTTTCAAATCGTAAAAGAGAACAGTGTTGGAGAATACAACGGAGTAAATCCACAAGATGATGTCATGGAGCGCTTACTTACAGCAAGGCGTGGAAAATAAAAAAAGCAACCTCTAACGAGATTGCAAATAATCGAAGGAGCAAGTGTGACATTAATGAACGGTAGTTTGAAAGTAACACTAACTTTTACTTTATTAATGATATTTCGCCCAAATCTTTTAATTTCGCTCATAAGCATCCCTCCTCTTATTTTGCATTCTGGCACAATTGCTTTTTCCCTTTTCGGGCCCTTTGGGTCTGGTGAGTCAATGAGGAGGAGACCTTGACTCAGTTATATTATACTCGAAGTGGATAGATTATGCAATATGGAGGTAATTATGCTAACTTATAAAACAGCAGAGTGTGTGTGCATGGGTCATCCCGATAAACTTTGTGACTTCGTCGCAGACAGTATTCTGGATGCCTGTTTACGCGAAGACAGAGCTTCTCGCGTGGCATGCGAAGTGCTTGCGACCAAAGGTAAAATTATCGTAGCGGGTGAAATCACCTGTAGCACAAAAGTGGATATCCGATCCATTACGAGAAGCGTTTTACGTGATGTTGGAAATAACCCAAGTGAATATGACATTCTAATTTTCATACATCAGCAAAGTGCAGATATCTCTGCTGGAGTCAATCAAGCATTGGAAGTAAGGCAAGGTATCAGTGAACCCTATAGCTCTTTGGGTGCCGGGGACCAAGGAACTGTGTATGGCTATGCTTGCAAAGAAACCCAGGAGTATCTACCTCTCCCAATCGTCTTAGCTCATCGGATTGTTAAGAGAATCGACAGTTGCCGTAAGGGGAAGCTGATCAAGGGAATCCAACCAGATGGAAAGTCGCAAGTCACGATTGAATATGAAGATGACAAACCAAAGCGAGTTAAGACGATCGTCATTTCGATTCAGCACGATAAAGATAAAACTCTACCCGAATTGAAATCAGATATCTTGACGCAGGTGTTGTGGCAGTGCTTTGAGGACTTCCCCCTTGACGACAATACAGAAGTTTTCATCAACCCCGCTGGAAGATTCGTTGAGGGTGGACCCGCTGCAGATACGGGACTCACCGGTAGAAAGATCATGGTAGATACTTACGGCGGCTTGGCATCCCATGGGGGAGGAGCACTCTGCGGCAAAGACCCTACCAAGGTTGACCGATCCGGAGCTTATATGGCTCGATACATAGCGAAAAACATCGTCGGGAGCGATCTGGCAGAACGTTGCGAGGTCGCTCTTTCTTATGCCATCGGTAAAGCCAGCCCGGTGGCAGTTAACGTAACTTCTTTTGGGACGAGTATGCTCACGGACGAACAGCTTGCAGAGATTGTCAAAGAGGTGTTCAACCTGCGTCCGGCTGCCATGATAGAAAAGCTACGATTGAGAACACCCTTCTATGCGGATACCGCAACCTATGGTCATTTCAACTCCATCTTGTTTCCCTGGGAGCAAGTCGATATGCAAGTCGAGTTGAGAAAGGCGGCAAAGAACTATGTTAATTGAGAAACTCAAAATTACACAACTGATTCCAGCTGATTACAATCCCAGAAAAGACTTAAAGCCGGGAGATGCCGAATACGAAAAGTTAAAACGATCCATCCATGAATTTGGATATGTAGAACCCATAATCTGGAATAAGACCACCTCTCATATCGTGGGGGGTCACCAAAGATTAAAAATCCTACTCGATTTGGGTTTCCAAGAAATCGAATGTGTAATCATCGAAATGGATGAGGAGAAAGAAAAAGCACTCAACATCGCACTCAACAAGATTAATGGTGATTGGGATAAAGAGAAACTGACATTATTAATAACCAAGCTGCAAGGAGCCGATTTTGATGTCACCCTCACCGGTTTCGATGCAGCCGAGTTAGATGACTTATTCAAAGACTCCCTTAAAGACGGCATTCATGATGACGACTTTGATGTCGATGCAGAGTTGCAGAAGCCGCCCATCACGAAACTGGGTGACCTTTGGAAACTAGGACCACACCGGTTGGTATGCGGTGATTCCACGAAACAAGAAACGTTCACTAAGCTGATGGAGGGAAAACAAGCGAACCTCGTAGTAACCGATCCACCTTACAATGTCAACTATGAAGGCACAGCTGGAAAAATCAAAAATGACAACATGGGAAACGTTGCCTTCTATCAGTTTCTTTTGGAATCGTTTCAGAACATGGAATCAGTAATGACAAAGGATGCCTCTATCTATGTATTCCACTCTGATACCGAAGGATTGAATTTTAGAAAAGCGTTCTCGGATGCTGGTTTCTACCTTTCCGGAACCTGCATATGGAAGAAACAATCCTTAGTGCTTGGTCGGTCTCCCTATCAATGGCAACATGAACCGGTGCTCTTCGGTTGGAAGAAAAGCGGAAAGCACAACTGGTATGCTGACCGAAAACAAACCACCATCTGGGAGTTCGAGAAACCCAAGAAGAATATCGATCACCCCACCATGAAACCGGTGGCTTTAATTGCTCACCCTATCCTGAACAGCAGCTTATCCAACTGTATCGTCCTCGACCCCTTCGGTGGTAGCGGCTCTACCTTGATTGCCAGTGAGCAGACTGGTCGCATCTGTTATACCATAGAGCTGGATGAAAAATACTGTGACGTCATCGTCAAGCGATACATCGAGCAAGCGGGAGGTTCTGTAGATGTGTTTCTTCGAAGAGATGACGTTGAATACAGTTACAACGATATGATGAAAACGGATGCTGAAATCATGTAATTAGGACTTGCTATTTACAGCGTTTAGAGTGATAGATGTAGTAATCAAAAATGAAAGGTGTGAAGAACATGAAGATTGATTACCATCTAACTGGCGCTAAACGCAAAGCACTTGTTACATCCATCGGTTTTGAATTAAACCAAACCCCAAAGTATCTAGGTGCTCCCTCCTTCGCTTACGAAATCGGTGCGTATCGGATTGACAAAGACGGTACTCTTGCGGGACCAGATAACCCTGGACTCGTAGCTGACCTCTGTGGAATACACGACTTTGAAGCAATCGCTATTTCATACGACGATCCGGCGATTATAGCCGATCAGAAATCAGAAGATATTTCTATTCCCTTTGAAGCAGAACTTGGCGGTAGGGTTAGTCCTTATTGCGATTACAAGGAACCACCTGCCTATCTTACTCCGACCCGATTGACGATTGAAATTCCGAGTGAGGGTTTTACCGACGAGTCATTATTCAACCTCAAAAAGCTAGTTTCGAGCAAAGAGCAACTTATCAAGAAAGCTCTTGGAACAAGTGAGTTACCCATTGAACAAAAAGAAAGCACTTTGAGCTTTCCTTGGTTCACTCTTGAATCTGGAAATGAAGCTGTTTCTACCAATGCGTATAGCCATTTTATTTTCGGACTTTGCAAACTTGCGAAAACACAAAAGTGGGTGAAAGCCAATGAAAAGACAGTAGAAAATAAAAAATATGCATTTCGTTGCTTCCTTCTTCGTTTAGGGTTCATTGGTAACGAGTTCAAAGCAGAACGAAAGCTTCTGCTTTCACGATTGTCAGGAAATTCAGCTTTTAAGAATAAATCTCAGGAGGTAGAGGAAGATGAATAGATTCCCATCAAGAGAAGTAGTTGAACATCTGAAAAAGAGCTATCCGCCCGGCACCAGAGTGGAGCTTCTGAAAATGGGCGACGTACAAGCTCCACCGATAGGTTCCCTTGGAAACGTAGTGGGAGTCGATGACATTGGTAGCATTTTAGTGAAGTGGGATTGTGGGAGTTCCTTGAATGTTGTCTATGGAGAGGATTTATGCAGAAAGGTTGGAGCTTGAATGGAAAATAAAGTGAAGGAGCAAATCTTAGCTATTCGCGACACAGGTGAAACCAACATGTTCGACTTAACAAGAGTTCGGGAGATTGCACTTCGCAAAGGATTTTATGAGCTACTAAACTACCTCGATCATGACCCCAATGCTTATGTTCGATTTATTCTCGTTGGTAGTAAGAAGCTATGAATGCTTAACATCAAAAAAACGGACTGCAACCAAGGTGGTGCAGTCCGTTTAAAAAATTATATGCTGTTACTGGGCTCCTAAAAGTCTAGATAAGCAGGGTCTATTTGCTTCCTTTTTTTGCTGTATAGTAGCCTTCCCCTATTTCTTTTCCGCTAGAATAATACCGATTGTTTAATCCATAAAGTATCGTGTTTAACGAACCAAGATTTTCTATAGTGACATCTGATCTCAACAGCATCTCATCCACTTCCACAACAAATATTACTCGTTTGTCAACTTGAATTCTCTCTCTCACCCTGCAAAGCAAGTTGATAGGGAAATCGTCAATGACAACAAAACCTCGGTACACCCGAAAGGGGAATACACTCGATTTATCCATATCATGCCCCGAATGAACTCCGCAGTAATCAATTTGATCTAACCATTTAACTTCTGGAATATGTACTGTAAGCTTTTTCTTATCATCGATTATTTGCCTAGATAAATGTCTTTCGTGCAAACTTAACATTAGTAATGGAGGATTTAAACCAGCAATTGCTATATCACCAATCGTTGTAAAATTAACCCTTGAACCTTCTATACCATCTAGAACTCCAACAACAACAATGGGAACCGGGTGAATGAGCGGACGAGTATTATTCATAAAACCACCTCAAAGCTAAGTCGGGCCGTTCTTCTCCCAACCATTCTTTCATAAACTCAGGTACTTTATTTTTAGCAAAAAAATTATCATAGCGAATACTCTTTGCATGCATCAGCTTTTTTTCTTCAACATGTCCCGCTAAAAGATGCAAAGGCAAGTTGCATCCTTGTGGTAATATAGAACGTTCTTGCTCTGTAAAGATCTGACACACACAAATGCTAAATATCATTTGATGCAAAAATATGCGGTTTACATAGGCTTGGCTCAGGTGTTTTTGAATCTCTACATCATTCAACACCTTGGTCATGTAATCAGTAGCTTTTTGAAATAGTTTCCTTTCGGTATTCACATATACCATACCCATATTGAAATATGCATAGATCTTTTCTTCCGAAACTGATGTGTAGACCGTATAACGTTTATAATTCTCTTCGCATAAATCGGTTAACTCCATAAGCCTATACCACATCGGGGTGAGCTCATATCCAACAGGTACTCCAACATTACGATGATCCACCGGATTGACCCTTAACCCGATATCTTTTTGTGTGAAATCGACTTGTTCAAGAAAAAGGCTATCGATGTCAACCCAAAGAAAGGGAGCCTTTCTTGTTCGTTCAAAAAATGCTGCAGCTTGTAATTTATCATAAAATGGAAATAATCGATGCTCAACGAGGATTGGTATTTTTTCAATTATAACGGATGGAATTTCAATTTCAAAGCTGCAATCTTTTGGTGTTAAGACAGTTAAAGTACAATTCAATCCACTTCGAATTATTGAATCTGTCAAAACTTCAACTTGTGAAGTAAGACTATCATGTCCGACAAATGTTGCAATCTGCATAATACACCTCCTTTTTTAAGTTTATTTCGATAGATGTAAAATATTTCCTGCTTGAGTCATGAGAAAATAAAACAACATAAACTCTGAATTTCACATTAATATGATTGGTTCTCTCGGCTTGAAAGGAGTTGACGGCAATACGTAAGCTGAAAAGATATAAGCCGACCCGCTTTAAAGCAGCGGACTCAGTCTATAATAAGTCTGCTGCAGATTATGCTGTCTCCTTTGTTCAAGCATTGTCGCACACCAAGGGAACCTGGGCCGGAAAGCCATTTGAGCTGATCGATTGGCAGGAGCAGATCATTCGAGATGTGTTTGGAACCTTAAAGCCGAATGGTTACCGTCAATTCAATACAGCCTATGTGGAAATTCCAAAAAAAATGGGTAAGTCTGAGCTAGCCGCAGCAGTAGCTTTGCTGCTCACCTGTGGGGACAACGAAGAACGGGCCGAGGTCTATGGATGTGCAGCGGACCGCAACCAAGCTTCCATCGTGTTCAACGTGGCTGCAGACATGGTACGCATGTCTCCTGCTCTTTCTAAACGAGTGAAAATTCTCGACTCTATGAAGCGATTGATCTATCAGCCAACAGGGAGTATCTATCAGGTGCTATCAGCCGATGTCAGTAACAAGCATGGTTTCAATACACATGGTGTAGTTTTTGACGAACTTCATACTCAACCTAATCGAAAGCTCTTTGATGTGATGACCAAAGGTTCCGGGGATGCACGAATGCAACCTTTGTATTTTTTGATTACTACCGCGGGAGATAACCAAAACAGCATTTGTTGGGAAGTTCACCAAAAGGCAGTGGACATTATCAATGGTAGAAAGAGTGACCCTACCTTCTATCCGGTAATCTATGGCGCTGCCATGGAGGATGATTGGACCGACCAGAAGGTATGGAAGAAAGCAAACCCTTCTCTTGGGATTACAGTGACAATCGACAAGGTGAAAGCAGCATTTGAATCGGCCAGGCAGAACCCAGCTGAGGAGAATAGTTTCAGACAGCTGAGATTGAATCAATGGGTTAAGCAAGCAGTGCGTTGGATGCCTATGGAGAAATGGGATGCTTGTGCATTTACCGTCGATTCAGATGCATTGCAAGGCAGGGTTTGCTATGGAGGATTGGACCTCTCAAGTAGCACAGATATCACCGCATTTGTTTTGGTGTTTCCTCCCATAGATGAGGGGGATAAATATCATATCTTGCCATACTTTTGGATGCCGGAAGATAACATTGATCTACGTGTTAAGCGGGATCATGTGAACTATGATGTTTGGAAGAAGCAAGGCTATCTTTTGACCACCGAAGGAAATGTTGTTCACTACGGCTTTATAGAAGCCTTTATTGAAGAGTTAGGGACAAAGTATAACATTCGGGAGATTGCTTTCGACCGTTGGGGAGCGGTGCAGATGACCCAAAACTTAGAAAACCTTGGCTTCACGGTAGTTCCGTTCGGTCAAGGTTTTAAAGATATGTCTCCCCCCACAAAGGAGCTAATGAAGCTGACATATGAGCAGAAGATTGCGCATGGTGGTCACCCGATTCTACGTTGGATGATGGATAACATCTTCGTTCGAACAGATCCCGCAGGCAACATAAAAGCGGATAAGGAGAAATCTTCTGAGAAGATCGATGGAGCTGTAGCTACCATTATGGCTTTGGATAGAGCGATACGGTGTGATAATTCCCTATATAGAAGTGTATATGACACAAGGGGATTATTGCTACTTTAGTAATCGGAGCGGCAACAGCTACCTAGGGCATATGATATTTTGCGCAATCCATCACACTTCTTAAAACCAAAAGCCATCGACATTTCGATTGCAAACCAACTCTATCCATGTGCATTGTGTAGTTTGTTTGAATAGAAATATAGAGGAATTGCGGCTAATTGCGTACCAACGGAAACAATGATCATCGTAGTCAAGCTAAAATCATATAATACACCAAGGAGCCAACTTCCAAGGAACCAAAAGATACCGAATGCGAATTCAAAAATTCCATATCCCGTAGCTCGGCTCATTTTAGGAACCATTGTCGAAACAGCTGCTTTCAAAATTGATTCCTGGGCCCCCATCCCAATGCCCCATAAGCCGATTCCAAAAAGAACCATCGGTAATGAATTAGAAGAAAAAATGAAAAAGGCAAATGGTGCAGATATGAGTGTAGAAAGCACAAGTGCTTTGACCCCTTTTCTGTCATACATATAGCCAAAGTAGAGTGCCGACACGGCATCGATAAGCATGGCCCCTGCATAGAGAAGCGGAAGAGTACCACTATTAACGATTGAAGATGTTTCGGCCAATCCGGAAGCAATTCCAGTAAATGTTCTGGCAATATGCATAATTATAAGAGAATAATCTATGAAACCAAAAGCAAACAAGCTTATCCCCGAAATATAGAGAACAAATTCTTTCTTCAATTTGAATGGAATGTATTCTTTTGGCTCAGGCTCAAAATGTTCCGGATTAGGGAATTTGTGTTTCGTGACAAACAAAAGAATAATCGTTATAGCTCCTGGAATTGCTAGGAAGGCAAAGCAAGTAGAGTAAATCTGAAAGGTGGTTCCTTCGGTTTTGAATAACATTACAATGTAGAGTAGAACCGGTCCGAGGAAAGCACCAATTTGGTCCAGCATTTCTTGTATTCCGAAGCTTTTCCCTACGCCTTCTTGTGAAGCAGCAAAGGACATGATGGTATCTTTTGCCGGCTTTTTAATTGCTTTTCCCATTCGCTGAATTACAAGAAGCATCGCTGCCATTACCCATCCGTTTTCACCTACAAGTGCAAGTGCCGGAACAGCGAGGATATCTAATAAGTAGCCCGCAATCGTCATAGGCCAGTATTTCTTTGTCTTATCGGTGATTCTACCGAAAACATATCGCATAGAATACCCTATCAGCTCACCAAGCCCTGAAATGAAGCCGATGGTTCCAGCGGAAGCCCCTAGTAGTGATAGATAGGAACCCCGAATGCTTGAAGCACCTTCATGTGTCATATCAGAAAAAAGACTAACGATACCAAACAAGATAATAAACATCATCGCTTGTGAAAGCCTTGGCCTATTCTTGGTATTATTCATTTTGATTCGCCTCCATCACAAGCGCGCTAATCGTCACAAAATCTGCTTTGCTCTCACTTTTACACCGTTGATATAGAATATCAAGTAACTTTACAAATTCCTCTTGTTCATTCCGGCCTAATCCAGCTAACAGCCATTCATAAAATTGAGCTTCAACATGTGCTTTTGATGTTTTTAGACTTTCGGATTTCAGCGTAGCATATAAGAGTTGGCTCCGACCATCGGCCGGATTGATCTTTCTGATGAGATACCCTTTTGCTTCGAGGCTCGCTGTTTGACGTGCCACTGCACTTTTATCGATTCCGAGTTTTTTGCAGATTTCTGCTTGAGTAATGCCTGGATTCTTACGAACAGCATGGATAAAGTCGAATTCAGAAGTCCCAATTCCTTCCGCCCTCAAAGTCCGTGTAGTAAACTTACTAACTTCTCGAGCAATCTTTGTGATTTTCCTTTGAGTAATGTCCAAAGTGTTCCCTCCAATATTCGTTGATGTGTCAACTATTGTAGATGATACATCAACGAATATTGGAATGCAATAGTAGATACAAATTCTATTTATAAACTCCTAAACTATCCACTTATTTGAACTGTTTGTTCAACGATCTTGCTCCGCTACTTTTCTTCAGTTATAACAAGGAGTGATGCCCATGGGAATCTTGCAAGACCTATTTCGTTCAAGAGATAAACCTCAAAATGCCCTAGGTGGTAGCAGATACAGCTTCTTTTATGGCAATACCAGCTCTGGAAAACCCGTCAATGAGCAATCCGCCATGCAAATGACCGCTGTCTATTCCTGTGTTAGAATCCTTGCAGAAACCGTAGCCGGTCTTCCGTTACATGTTTATCGTTATACCGATAACGGCGGAAAAGAAAAATACTGGCAGCATTCCCTCTACCGACTCCTCCATGATGAGCCTAACTCAGAAATGACTTCTTTTGCTTTTCGAGAAACCCTCATGAGCCATCTTCTACTCTGGGGTAATGCCTATGCACAAATCATCCGAAATGCCAGAGGCGAAGTCATTGCTCTCTACCCATTAATGCCTAACAAAATGACAGTTGATCGCGATTCAAGCGGTCGACTTTTCTATTTGTATTGCAGAAACCCAGAGGACTTTTCGTCCAAAAGAAACCAAAGTGAAGTCTATCTCCAACCCTCAGATGTTTTGCACATCCCTGGGTTAGGCTTTGATGGTCTAGTTGGCTACTCCCCCATTGCTATGGCGAAGAATGCAGTGGGGTTAGCCATTGCTACAGAAGAATACGGAGCCAAGTTCTTTGCCAATGGTGCAGCACCGGGTGGTGTACTGGAGCATCCAGGAGTGATCAAAGATCCACAGAAGGTCAAAGACAGTTGGAATACGGTCTATCAGGGAAGCGGGAATTCCCACAAGGTAGCTGTCTTGGAAGAAGGGATGAAATACCAGCCCATCGGTATCTCACCGGAACAAGCTCAGTTTCTAGAAACGAGGAAATTCCAGATCAATGAAATTGCACGCATCTTCCGAGTGCCGCCCCACATGCTTGCCGATTTGGAGAAGTCCTCTTTTTCCAACATCGAGCAGCAGTCCTTGGAGTTTGTGAAATACACTCTAGACCCTTGGGTAGTTCGCTGGGAACAAGCCATGTGCCGATCTCTATTATCGGAAAGTGAAAAGTCAAAGATTTTCATTAAATTCAACGTAGACGGACTGCTTCGAGGGGACTACGTCAGTCGTATGAGTGGATATGCAACAGCTCGACAAAATGGCTGGATGAGTGCTAATGATATTCGTGAATTAGAAAACCTCGATCGCATCCCGGCCGAACTTGGAGGAGATTTATACCTGATCAACGGAGCCATGACCAAGCTACAAGATGCCGGTGCTTTTGCTAAACCAAATGAAACGGAGGAAAACAAATGAAGAAATTCTGGAACTGGATCAAAAATGAGAATACTCAAGAAAGAACCCTATATTTGGATGGAGTCATCGCAGAAGAATCCTGGTTCGATGATGATATCACTCCACGCGCTTTCAAAGCCGAGTTACACTCGGGAGAAGGAGACATCACCATCTGGTTAAACTCACCGGGAGGGGATTGTATTGCAGCCAGTCAGATCTATGCTATGCTCATGGACTACAAAGGTAAGATCACCGTCAAGATTGATGGCATCGCAGCTTCGGCCGCATCGGTTATCGCCATGGCCGGAACGAATGTGCAAATGGCTCCGACCGCCTTAATGATGATTCACAACCCTTTAACCGTAGCCATTGGGGACAGTGAAGAAATGCAGAAAGCCATCTCTATGTTATCCGAAGTCAAAGAAAGTATCATCAATGCCTATGAAATCAAGACCGGTCAATCCCGAACCAAACTCTCCCATATGATGGATGCTGAAACCTGGTTAAATGCTAATAAGGCCATTGAATTGGGTTTTGCAGATCAGATCATGGAAGACGAGAAAAAACGAGTCAACCTTGAAGATTTTACGTATGCCTTTAGTCGTAGAGCTGTCACCAACTCACTCTATATGAAACTGAAACCAAAACATAATAGTATCCCAACTGAGTCGCTTGAGAAGCGGCTTTTTTTATTGCCACACTAAATATTTGGAGGGACAAAAACATGAATCAAATTTTGACGTTACGCGAAAAACGCACCAAGACCTGGGAAGCTGCGAAAGCATTTTTGGAAGGGAAACGCGGCACAGATGGCTTGCTGCTTGCCGAAGATGTTGCAACCTACGAAAAGATGGAAAACGAAGTGGTTGCGCTGGGCAAAGAAATCGAGCGATTAGAAAAGCAGGAAACCATGGACCGGGAATTAGCCAAACCGCTCAATACTCCCCTGACCAATCGACCTTTTACTCAAGGAGCCGAAAATAAAACCGGACGTGCATCCAACGAATATAAAAGTGCTTTCTGGAATGCCATGCGCACCCGCGCCGGTGAAGGGCTAGATCCGACCATTCGTAATGCACTGCAAGTCGGAACGGATACCGAAGGTGGTTACTTAGTGCCGGATGAGTTCGAACGGACCTTGATTGAAGCATTGACGGAAGAAAACATCTTCCGCAGTCTAGCCAAAGTCATCACGACCTCTTCCGGAGATCGCAAAATCCCTGTGGTGGCTTCTAAAGGTACCGCCGCTTGGATTGACGAGGAAGGAACCATCACTGATACGGATGATGCCTTTAACCAAGTTTCCATTGGGGCTTACAAACTCGCCACCATGATCAAAGTCTCAGAAGAGCTTCTTAACGACAGTGTCTTCAACTTAGAAGCCTATATCGCGAAAGAATTCGGACGCCGTATTGGTAACAAAGAGGAAGAAGCATTCTTTATCGGAGATGGTTCCGGTAAGCCTACTGGTCTGTTGGCAGCCACCGGTGGTGCTCAACTGGGGGTGACCGCTGCTAGCGCTACCGCCATTACCGTAGATGAAGTCCTCGACTTGTTCTATGCATTGAAAGCACCCTATCGTAAGAAAGCAGTTTTCATCATGAACGATTCAACGGTGAAAGCGATTCGCAAGCTGAAAGACGGTCAAGGTCAGTATTTATGGCAGCCTTCCCTACAAGCAGGGACTCCGGATACCATCTTGAATCGACCCATCTACACTTCAGCCTATTTGCCGACCATCGCCTCAGCAGCTAAAAGTATCATCTTCGGTGACCTAGGGTATTACTGGGTTGCCGACCGCCAGGGACGTGTCTTCAAGCGACTCAATGAATTGTTCGCTGTCACCGGTCAGGTTGGCTTTGTTGCCACGCAACGGGTGGATGGTAAGCTGATCCTTCCGGAAGCGGTCAAGATCTTACAACAGAAAGCTTAGGGGGTGAATACTCATGAGCTATAACACCAAAAACTATACCGAACAAGGTGGAGAGAAAACTGTAATCGGTGGTGCCTTGGAAATCAAAGAGGGGGCCTCTGTTACGGGGCTCCCTACTCCTATTCTTCAAGTCGCCACAGAAACGGTTCTAGGTGGTATCCTTGCAGCTAGCAAATCTGAAGCCGATACTGTTCCGGTCAAGATCGACGAAACAGGCCTTTTGTATGTGCCAACCTATCCGAGTATTCCGGAAGCTCCCGTTATGGCCAACCAAGCCAATAGCGAAGCTACAGAGATTGCTGCACTCGTAGCAGATTTCAATGCATTGTTGCTCAAGCTGAAAACGAGTGGATTCATGGCAGCAGATCAACCTTAAGACAAGATAGGAGGTGGCAATAGTGAGTATCTTGTTAGAAAAAGTCAAAGCGAACTTAGTACTGCAACACTCTGAGGATGATGCATTACTGGAGAGCTATATCTCTGCAGCAGTTTCTTACGCGGAGAGCTATCAGCACAAGCTAGCGGGGCACTATGCCGGAGCACTAATGCCACCGACTACTGAACAAGCTGTGATTATGTTAGCCAGCCACTTTTATGAAAGTAGAGATGGGAGCACGGCTGGATTCTTTGCAGACAATGTACAAGCTGGGCAGCAAGTGTGGAATACGGTAAACTTGCTGCTCCGGCTTGACCGAGATTGGGAGGTGTAGCATGAGCCTTGGAAAGATGAAAACCTCCATCGAGATTGTTCAAAGCACCTATGTGAAAGATATAGAAGGCTTTGTTAAGCAGGTAGATCAGATCATAGCTACAATTAAAGCATATCGCGAAGGAAGACACGGTAGTGAAAAGTGGGCGAATCGAGCGACCTTCAGTGAAGCCACCGAACTCTTTCGTTTCCGCAGCATCCCCGGCATAAAGATTACCACAGAGATGACCATTCTCTGTGATCAAGAACGATATGAAATCATTTCTGCAGAAAATGTGCGTGGTCGAGGGATGTATTGGGAAGTACTCGCAAAAAAGGTGGTGCCTTCCAGTGGCTAGAGTCGATTTCAAATTACCGGAAGAGTTCTTGAAGCGCCTTTCCCGGTTAGGAAGTAAAACGGATAGCATCCTCCCCAACGTTCTAGCTGCCGGAGCAGAAGTCGTCGAGAGAAAAGTTCGCAGTAATTTGCAAGGGGTCCTAGGAAATCAAACCAAAACGGAATCGCGTTCTACCGGTGAGCTCTTGGAGTCCTTGGGTACAACTCCGGCAAGAATCGATCGGGATGGCAACTACAACGTGAAGATTGGATTTTCAGAGCCTCGCAAAGATGGTACGAGTAATGCCAAGATTGCCAACATCTTAGAGTATGGCAGGAGCAATCAACCCGCTAAGCCTTTTCTGAAGCCAGCCAAAACGAACAGCAAGCAAGAATGTCTGGCAGCGATGCAGCAGCAATTCAGTAAGGAGTTGGAGCAGATATGAGTTTATTGGAAACACTCCACACCCTGCTATCCCCGTTGTTACCCATCGAAACAGGAACTTTTTCTGAAACCCCTCCAGCTCGTTATCTGGTTCTGACTCCTTTAGTTGAAAGCTTTCACCTTTATGCGGACAACTATCCGCAACACGAAATCCAAGAAGTGCGGTTATCCCTCTTCGATAAGGGGAACTATAACACTATCAAAAATCAGATCATCCAAACTCTGCTTCAAGCAGAAATCACCATCACCGACAGACGCTACCTTGGTTACGAGGCAGATACAGGTTATCATCACTTCGTCATCGATGTAGCAAAAGACTATCCATGGGAGGTATAACAAATGGCCACAATCGGCTTAGATCAACTTTTCTATGCCAAGATCACCGAAGATATAAACGGCAATGAAACCTATGCAACCCCAATCACCTTGGCAAAAGCCTTGACTGCAAATTTACAAATTAACACCATTGAAGGAAAACTTTATGCAGACGATGTCCTAGACACCCTCTTGAGAGAGTTTAGTGATGGCACGATCACATTTGGCATTAAAGACATCGGCCCAAGCATCGCTGCAGACTTAACTGGAGCCGTTTTGGATTCCAATGGTGTCTTGGTTTCCACGAATGATCAGCAAGCGAAGCCAGTAGCAATTGGTTTTCGCTCCAAGAAAACCAGCGGCAAGTATCTCTATCTTTGGCTCTACCGGGTCTTGTTTGGAATCCCCGCTGAATCGTACGAAACTAAGGGCAATGCCATAAACTTCCAAACACCCACGATTGAGGGGGCCATTTTACGACGCAATAAGCTGGATGGTTTAAATAAGCACCCTTGGCGAGCCCAAGCTGATCAAGATAATCCAGCGATTCCAAGTCTTGTTTTCAGTCAATGGTTTGCATCTGTATATGAGCCGGACTATACCACAGCACCTGTCATCCAAATCACGAACCAACCTGTAGCATTGACGGAGCTCATCGAAGGTTCTATCAGTGGAAGCCTGTCTGTAACTGCTACCAGTACTGCTGGAGCCTTGACCTATCAATGGCATGTGAATACCGCTAACAGCAATTCGGGAGGAAGTGCGATCCCATCAGCAAACCAAGCGAGCTTTCCGATTCCAACCAGTCTAATTGCAGGCAACTATTTCTACTATTGTGTGTTAACCGCCGGGGTTCGACAAGTAACTTCCAATGTGGCTCAAGTGACTGTGACGGGTGATTAAGATGATGGATGATTCAAGAGTCACCTATCTCGTTTTAGGGAAAGAAAGAATCCCCCTGTTATTGACCTTAAAAGCCACGAGGGAGATTGCTACACGCTATGGAGGCTTGGAAGAGCTGGGAAACAAGATGTTGGAAAGCATGGATTGGGCTGGCATGATCGATGAGATTGTCTGGCTGATTGCTATCCTGGCTAATCAATGCATCCTCATTGAGAACTTGGAGAACAAAGCCAACAAACCGTTGATAACCCCAGGCGAACTGGAACTAAAGATGGACCCATATGAAATCACCAGTTACCGGGAAGCGATTTTAGCTGCATTACAAGCGGGTCAAAAGCAGCACGTGCAAAGTGAAGATGAATCAAAAAACGTGTAAGCCGAGTAAGCGATCAAGAATCGTTTGCTCGGCTCATCTTTTGTGGGGTAACTCAATTGCTACGTCCGGAACAGGGAGTATGGCTTATGCCCTTAGGACATTTACTGGATCAGCGTGAGATTTTTGAGCAGCTCCAGGGGTGGAAGAAACCAAAACAGGAACTCTATATCGATAGTATCTTACATGACGTGTTGTAAGGAGGTGAAGGGATGAGTGATCAATTCGGGCTAAAAATCGGTATTGAAGGCGAGAAAGAATTTAAGTCTGCTCTGCGGGAAATCGATGCCAATTTCAAAGTCCTCAGTTCTGAAATGAAATTGACCCAATCTCAGTTTGAGAAAAACGATCAGTCCATGGCTGCGCTTACCGCCAGAAACCAAGTCCTCAATAAAGAGATCGATGCCCAAAAGGAACGATTGAAGCTACTTAAAGATGCACTACAAAACTCAGCAACCTCCTTTGGCGAAAACGATATCCGCACCCAGAACTGGACCATTAAGCTGAACAATGCGCAAGCTGTGCTGAATGGCATGGAACGAGAAGTCAAACAAAACGAATCTACCTTAAATGAACTAGGAAACCAAACCTCGGAAACGAGCAGCCTCATGAATCGCTTTAAGTCCTCCCTCGCATCGGTTGCAGAAGCAGCTTCAGATAGTGACTCGAAATGGAACAAGTTAGGTGGAACCTTGAAGGCTGTAAGTGCAACCCTCGCTGCAACTTCAACAGCGATAACCACAGTAGCGGTGGCTGCCGGGAAAGCCATCTTCGACATGGCCATGGAAACCACTCAAGCCGGAGATGAAGTCGATAAGATGAGCCAGCGCTTAGGCTTATCCCGCGAGGGTTACCAAAAATGGAATTATGCCATGAAGCAATCTGGAATTGACATCAATTCCACGCGAGCCGGAATGAAGAATCTCACAAATCTCCTGGATGACGCTTCCAAAGGTAGTAAAACCGCTACGGAGATGTTTACCAGATTGGGTTACTCTCTTAACGATATTCAGGGGAAAAGCCAAGAAGAAATTTTTGAAATGTCAATTCGGGCTTTGCAGAATATGAGCAGTGAAACCGAACGGGCAGCTTTAGCCAATGACCTGTTTGGTAGAAGCGGCCAAGAAATGCTGCCATTGTTAAATACAACTGCTGAAGCAACCCAACAACTGCTCGATCGAGCCAGTCGTTTAGGTTTTGTGATGAGCGATGAAGCGGTTAGTGCCGCTGTGGTCTTTGGAGATTCCTTGGATGATTTGAAGTCTGCTTTTGCAGGAGTCAAGAACAGCATTATGGGAGACCTGCTGCCTGGGTTCAATTTGGTGGTCGAAGGCTTAATTGGTTTATTGACCGGTGGCGAGAACGCCAGAGAAAAAATCAAGACAGGGGTAGCTGAAACGATTGATTCCGTACGAGAAGTTCTCCCACAAATCAAAGAGGTGCTCTTAACGATTATCGATGTTGCTGCTGAAGTCATACCAGAGATTGTTCAAGCCATTGTAAGTTTCATCGTTGAGAATTTACCAGAGATCCTAAAAACAGGAACTGAGATTCTATTGAAGCTGATAGGCGGTATTTTACAGGCGATCCCAGAGATTACAAAGCAACTACCTGCCGTAGTGACAGCCATTGTGGAAGCCATGAAAGCGGCAGCTCCCGAGTTTAAGGAAATTGGCAAAGAAATCGTGAGAGGGATTTGGCAAGGTATTTTAGGATTAGGGGCTTGGCTGAAAGAAAAGATGAACGATTTCTTTACGGGGATTGTTGGTGGTATTAAAGGTCTCCTAGGTATCCGCTCTCCGTCCAAAGTCTTTGCCGGAATCGGTGAAAACATGGCATCCGGTTTAGGCGTAGGGTTTAGTGAACAGATGAAGCAAGTCAAGAAGCAATTGCAAAATGCCATCCCACAAAGCAACAGAGACTTGAATTGGAATACTACTCAATCGGAAAGAACAGATACTCTCAGTGAACCCATGATTATGGTCAATGTACCCTTAACCTTAGATGGAAAACTCCTGACCAGCAGCACCGGCAAAGTGCAGTTTGGTCGCAATCAATCCTATGCTAGGGCTTTGGGGGTGTTACCAGTATGAGTAAACTGATTTTTTGTGATGCTTCTCTTACACCATTAGCCACCTTACGAGCAGCGATTTCAGCCAAGCGCACAGAGCGGTTGAATGGAGAAAACACCCTAGATTTTGTTTGTCCAGCAAGAGATTCTGCCGTTGAAATTCTAAACGAAAACACAGTAGTCTCTTTAGATGGAGATTACTTCGATGTCGTTTTCTTACGTCGGGAGCAGTTGAACAATGGTTGGATGCAAATCTCAGCGGAATGTGAACAGGTGAGTTATCGACTAAACAATCCTGAATTCAACTTACAATATTTTACCATGTCAAATACGCCACAAGCCATTCTGACAGCACTCTTAACCGGAACAGGATTCTCAGTTGGATCGGTAGAGTTTAGCACTGTGGTTACTTTCTCCCTACAAGAAGCCAGTTCCAGAAGAGCTGCTTTGAGATTGTTTGCCGAATATTTGCAAGCCGAACTGGTTTTTCAAGGGTTTCAAATCAACCTTGTTAAACAGCGAGGTTCAACAACTCCCAAAACTCTCAGAGTCGGTAAAGACATCACCGTCATTTCTCAAAGCATCGACAAACGTCAGAGAGATGATTTAGGAAATCCGCTTGTTTCCATCGATTGTGGCGTGTATCAAGGATCAAGCTTGTCCTTAGGGGATGCTGTGGATTTAGATTATCCTGCTTTGAAGATTCAATCCATTTTGCGAGTTGTTAGTCTGAGTTATGATCCTTACAATCCTGCCAATCTCTCCATAGAAGTGGGAAACTTGGCAGCAAGATTAGAGAACGACCTTTATCGGATTGAGACCCAGACCGTCACCAAGGAAAAAGTATATAACGGAACCCGCATTGGCCCTTCAGAAGGATTTGTCGTAGAACGCAGCGATGGCAAAGCTCGTACCGTGATGAATGCGACAGAGGGTATCAGTATCTACAGCGACGACGGGCCGGGATTAGAACGCCAGTTCTATGTCGATACCAATGGCCGTATCATTGCCAAAGCCTTAGATATCGCGGGAGACTCCACCTTCGGTGGAACGGTTAAAGCAAGTCAGCTCCTGATTGGTGGCACCAATGGCAACATTTCCTTTAACCAATTAACCGACACACCGATCTATCCGGATGATGCCTACATTACTCAAATCACCCGTAACACGATCACTACTGGATATGTCAATGCCCTTCAGGTCACAGCGGGTTCGGTTGCAGCAGAGAACCTTACAGGCAGCACCATAACGGGTAAACTAATCAATGGGGGAATCGTCACTGGAGCGTTAGTGCGCACTTCATCCAGCGGTGAGCGAATTGAAGTGGACAGCTATAATCGCATCCAATTCTATGATACAACCGGAATCGTGGTTGGCACGATACGATTGGAGAATGGCTACTTGAAGTTCTATACCAACAATGGTCAAAAGATTAAAATTGAGTCGACGGGCGCGAATATGTCCATCGGTGCTTATGGTACCGGTTTTAAGGTCTATATCGACAGCACCATGGATTTAGGTGGGAACAGCATCCTCAATGTCGGCAATATGCTGAACGCCACTCAAGTGAATACCGCCATCGCCAATGCCATTGCTGCTCATGTCAGCCAGTATCATTCTTAGTGTAAGGGGGATATTCCATGATCATTCATTATTATAACATCTCCCTGACACGCGGAGATACGGCTTCCTTGATTGTTAAAATGAGAGACCCGGATGGTAATCAAATCCCCTTTCAACTTGGGGATGTTGTTTATTTTACCGTTAAGAAATCCACCGATACGATTGAGAAAGTCTTACAGAAAGTAATAACAGAATTTGTGGATGGGAATGCTGAAATCTATCTTCTCCATGACGATACCAAGGGTTTAGCAACCGGGGATTATGTCTATGATATTCAAGTCAATCGAGGTGTGGATCAATCGGTGACAACCATCATCCCTCCCAGTCGCTTTAGCTTGAGCAAAGAGGTGACCTATGAGTGAGGTAAACATTATCGGAATTATTGAGTCCAAGACATTGGAAATCCAAGTAGAAGTACAAGGAACAGGTCCTAGGGGGCCACAAGGTCCACCGGGTGAAACCTATATTCATCCAGATACCCATCCTGCTGCTATGATCATGGAATCCGAAGAGCGCGTCTTCTTGAGCAATCAAGAAAAGACTGCGCTCTTAAATTTTACTGAGTCCTATGTGCATGATCAGTTATCCTCTAGTGCAGTTTGGATTGTTATGCACAATTTAAATAAATACCCCAACGTAACCATCTTAGATTCAGCAGGTACGCTGGTCATCGGTGAGATTGAGTATATCAGTAAGAACAGCCTGATTCTCCGCTTTGCTGCAGAGTTTTCTGGCAAAGCTTACTTAAGCTAAAAGGGAGTGTGTGAACCCATGAGATATGAAACCAATATTGATCTCAATAAAAACGAACTACAGAATGCTGCTCTGCAGAAATTGACCGCTGCACCGGCAACTCCGGTCAAGGGGCAGATGTATTTTAATACCACAGATAATCGTGCTTATGCTTACAATGGCACAGCTTGGGTGGCAATGGATGCGGTAGATGCGCCTAGCGAGACACCAACAACTTTAGGAACGATCATCAATGGAGCAGATGCCAAGACTACCCCAGTGGATGCGGATCTGATTCCCTTAGTGGATAGTGCAGCTTCCAATCTACTCAAAAAGCTTTCCTGGGCCAACCTAAAGGCTACAGCGAAAGCTTACTTTGATACTCTCTATGCTGCCATAACTCATAACCATGATGCTTCTGCCATCAATGCAGGGACTTTACCCGTAGCTAGAGGCGGAACCGGAGTTACCAGTGTAGGCGCATTAATGGCCAGCTTGGGGATTATCGAGGGAATTTGCTCTACATCCTATGGAACCAATCCAAAAGTGGTTTCTTTCGCAGTGAACCCCATTACCTTAAACTCAGGTTCAGTTTTTGCTGTAAAATTCGAAGCGGGTGGTATTCCGGGTGGATCGGCATTACGAATCAACTCCATGGACTATCCCATTCTCACTTCCTCCAATGGGTATACTTCGATTGCGAATGGGGAAGCACCCAGTCCTGGAACTTATCTTTTTGCCTATATCCCAACCCCCACTGCTCACGTTGCCTTACTGAATCCGTTTCCCACTCTTGCAGAAACCAAGTCGGTGGGTAATAACACCAGCGCAATTGCAACTACCTCATTTGTTAATGCGGAGATTGCCAACGATGCAGCTCCCATTGCTCACGTAGGCGCAACCGGAACCGCTCATGGTGTGGCTACAGGATCAGTGAATGGTTTCATGGCTTCTGCCGATAAAACCAAGCTAGATGGAATAGCCACCAGCGCAAACAATTATATCCATCCAAACCATTCCGGTGATGTAACATCTACAGGAGATGGAGCAACTGCCATTTCAGAAAATGCCGTCAGTAATGCTAAATTAGCCGATATGGCGGTGAACACCCTAAAGGGTAGAAGCACGACCGGCACAGGCGATCCTGAGGACCTTACGGCGGCAAATGTCCGCACTATCCTCAACGTGGCCGATGGAGCGAACAACTATAGCCATCCCAACCACACCGGTGACGTAACTTCTACCGGTGACGGTGCTACGTTGATTGCCGCGAAATCCGTGACGCTTGCCAAGATGGCAGATATGGCTACAGCCAGTATTTTAGGCCGTAAAACTGCAGCGACTGGGGTTCCTGAAGTCTTATCCAAAGCAGATGTCTTGACCCTGTTAAACGTTGCCGATGGAGCTCAAGTAAACACAGTAACCAGTGTTGCCGGGAAAACCGGAGCAGTCACGCTGGTCAAAGGGGATGTCGGCTTAGGCAATGTAACCAACGACGCTCAAGTGAAAAAGCTCGCGTCTTCGACCAGCGGCAATATTCCGACTTGGAATGGAACGACAGGAGATGCATTAGCTGCAGGATATTCTGTGGAGACCACACTCAGCGGAGCAAGCACAGCCATTCCCAGAGCAGATGCAGTAAAAACCTATGTTGACGGTCTTTTGAGTGCTTCGGATGCTATGGTGTTCAAAGGAACCGTAGGTACGGGTGGAACCTACGAAATCGCAGCCTTTAACTCCCTAGTCGTCTATAATGCCGGTTGGAGTTTTAAAGTTACAAATAATGGAACCATTAAGGGCAAAGTTTGTGAGATTGGAGATTTACTCATCGCCACAGTAGACCGAGCTAGTGGTGGGGTTGATACGGACTGGATTGTGGTTCAAACCAATCTCGATGGGGCAGTCATCGGACCAGCCTCCTCGACTTCTGGAAACATCCCTCTGTTTAACGGTACATCTGGAAAACTGCTTCAAAACAGCTCCTATAGTCCTGCTTCCTTTGCAACAGCCACACATGATCATATTGGTTCTTATACCCGTAAATATAGTTTGGCATTTGGGAATGGGAGTATGAGCACGTACGTTCTGACCCATAACTTAAACACGCGGGATTTAACTGTCACCTTACGCGAGACAGCTTCTCCCTATGCTGTTGTCATGTGTGATATGGAATTTGATACCGTAAACTCGATTACGCTAAAGTTTGCTACACCTCCTTCAACGAACCAATATACAATTACGGTTGTTGGTTAGGAGGGATGACATGCCAAAAGATCTATCTCCTGGAATGATTAGTAAAAGATTGACCGCTGAACAAATGCTTACTTTGTCAGCGGTCAATGAAAAAATCAACATTGATTCCTCGGCCTTTTCATCCAACATCGTAATCCCCTGTGATACGGGAGCAGGAACGGTCTATTACAAAACAGCAGCCGCGAATGCTCATTTCGATATCTCCCCTAATATGGTGTATGGACCTATCGATGATCTATTAGCGATCGGTGAAATCAAGACGATTACCGCTATCATTACTCTAGGTGCCTCTCCCTATAACTTTGCTGCTTTTCGAATCAATGGAGTGTCTCAAACGGTGAAATGGGCAGGCGGTTCGGCTCCAACCCTAGCCCAAAACGCATTGAACATTTTTACTTTCTCGATTATCAAGACAGCGGCGTCTACTTACACAGTGCTTGGTACGATGACAAAATTTGCTTAAAAAGGAGTGAGCACATGAGCTTGCTATCTAGCTTCAATGGAGCGAGACGTTTCACTCCTCCCAGCTCAGGGCTGTATCCTTTTACAAGTCATGTCTTCACGAATTGTGGTGTGTCAGGGAGAACAGGCCCCACCTTAGCTCAAATGCAAGCCGCCTATACTGGTGTTGCTTGGGCACAGAATACAGCATTCTTGAGTCAAGGAGCGTATCAAGGGTACCAGAAATGGACCGTGCCGGAAACTGGGGTTTACCGCATCACAGTTCTAGGAGCAGCTGGAGGTGCTAGTCTTGCTTATCCTCCTTCATATTATGGCAGAGGCGTTCAGGCACAAGCAGATATCCTTCTAACACTGGGGGAATTCATCATCCTCGTGGTTGGACAAGCAGGTGTCTCCGCACCTTATTTTGGAGGTGGTGGAGGTGGCACGTTTGTAGTCCGAGTGAGCAACGGGGCTCCTTTGGTGATCGCGGGTGGAGGTGGCGGAGCGAGACAAAATCAAAACTATCGTACTGCCAATAGCGATGCTTCTATTAACATCAATGCTAAGCCATATTCCAACTATCCCGATGTAAGAGGGTGTCCTGGAGCGGGTGGGTTTAGTGGCAACGGTATGAATAGTCAATATAACGGTGTTGGTGCTGGTGGCTATCCATCTGGCTTGATTGGATGCAATTCTCCAAGTGGAGATGCGGGTGCGGGAGGTTTTGGTGGAGGTAGCTGTGGCGACGGTATTTACTGGGGGGGAGCCGGTCATGGTGGAGGTTACTCAGGTGGTGCTTTATACAACTCATATGGTGCGAACGGGGCGGGTGGAAGCTGCTCTGCATACGCAGGGGCAGGTGGAGGCTCGTATGCAACCGGTGCAAATATCATATTAACAGAAGGAATCGGGACAGGTCATGGTTCAGTCACGATTTCTAAGCAATAAGAAAGCGAGGCGGAATATGACCATTGAAGTAACACTTCTCATATCTGCTTTGGGATTAGCATTTGCGGTCTACTCTGGACTAGCCAATATGCGGAGAAACCAAAGTGCGGATGACCGTAATGCTGCATCTCAGCTAACGACCGTGATAGTGAAGCTCGAGCACATCAGTGCGGGTATCAATGAGATTAAAGCAGAGATGTCCGGGGTGAAAGCAGATATTAAAGAGGACCGAGAGAAGATCATCCGCATTGAAGAAATAGCAAAGCAAGCGCATACAAGGATTGACACTCTGGAGAAGAATCGTTCCAACAGAGAAGGTGAATTCAGTGAGTAAGGGACTTTTCTCAAAAGCGATTGTAGCTTTAGTGGTGTGCATCAATATCTTATTCTCAGCTTCTGTATTGGTGATTTTCTATAAGACATCCTCCGAACCAGTAACCTTAATCGGTTGCTGGTTTGCTTTTACCACTGGGGAGCTCTGGCTGTTGGCTACGATAAAAAAGGCTAAAGTACGAAAGGAGTCTCAAGATGGATAAAATTGATTGGGTAACAAAGCTTTCATCCCGTAAATTCTGGGCAGCTGTAACAGGCTTTCTGACAGCTCTCCTTACCATTTTTGAGGTGGACAATTTAACGATTGAGCAGATTATAGGATTAGTATCTGCCTTGTCAGTCCTAATTGCTTATATCATTGGAGAAGGGATGGTGGACGCGGCTCGTGCTTCTGCCGGAAACGAATCCACTATAACAAAGGTGGATAAAGTATGAACCTCAAGCAGTACTTTTTGACAGAGAATGATTGTTATAAGGCTGGTCAGAAGATTACCGTGAAGGGCATTATGATCCATTCGACCGGAGCAAATAATCCATGTTTGAATCGCTACATCGCTCCGGATGACGGCTTGCTAGGACAGAATCTTTATGGTAATCACTGGAATCAAGCCAAACCAGGAGGAATAGAAGTTTGTGCGCATGCTTTCATTGGCAAGCTGAAAAATGGAAGTGTAGCAACCTATCAGACACTTCCTTGGAATCAAAAAGGCTGGCATGCCGGTGGTAAAGCCAATGACTCTCACATCGGGGTTGAGATTTGCGAAGACGGAATGATGGATTCTGACTATTTCAATAAAATCTATACTGAAGCATTAGAACTTTGTGTGTATCTTTGCAAGATGTATGGCTTAACTGAAAAGGATATCCTTGGTCACTATGAAGGCTTTATGAAAAGAATAGCCAGCAATCATGCAGATCCTAAGCATTGGTTTGCCATCCAAGGTACGAGTATGGATGCATTCCGGTCTGATGTTTCGAAAAGGCTTTCTGCAGTAAATGCTACCGACACGAAGAAAGTATACCGAGTTCAGGTGGGTGCGTTCAGCGATAAAGCGAATGCAGAGACAATGCTATCTAGGCTAAAAGCAGCCGGTTATACTGAGGCCTATATAAAAAGTGAATAGTATATGTTGAAACCCATCCGGCAATTATTTTTGCTTGATGGGTCTCTTTTTTTCGTTCAAAACGATGTTTCACCTCCATTGATTAGTAAGAGAGACTATTTCGATGGAGGGAAATGCTATGGAGAATAAACAACCCATCAACACGATCGATCATCAAGAATCTGGTCTAATCACGCATGAACAATTACAGAACGAGGTAGATTACCATCGGGCACAACAGCTCCTTGATTCATTACTGAAAAACGACCTCATCACTAAAGATGAATACTGGAAAATTACCCTGCTAAATCGAGAATCTTTCTCTCCCCTTCTGGCCAAAATTATGCCAAATATAAGTTGATATAACTTTGCATTAGAGGTAATATGACACACTAACAAGGGGGTGAAAAGATTGAGAAAAGTAACTAAGCTCGAACCGAGTGCTGAGAACCTCACCGAACCTACAAAACTAAGAGTCGCTGCATATTGTCGGGTTTCGACCGATGAAGATGATCAACTTGAAAGCCTAGATGCTCAGATGAAGCACTATGAGTCAACCATACAACAGAATCCTAATTGGACTTTCGCTGGTATCTATTATGATCGAGGGATCACAGGAACAAAAAAAGAAAAGCGACCGGATTTTTTACGAATGATCACTGATTGTGAGAACAAACAAATCGATCTGATTCTTACAAAGTCTATCAGCCGTTTCTCCAGAAATACCACGGATTGCTTGGAATTGGTGAGAAAGCTCATTGGGCTTGGGGTTTATATTCTCTTCGAGAAAGAAAACATTCATACAGGTTCCCTGGATAGTGAATTGATGCTATCTATTCTTTCCGGTTTGGCCGAAAGCGAGTCGGTCTCGATCGCTGAAAATAGCAAATGGTCGGTTAAGAGCAGATTCCGGAATGGAACCTATAAAATATCGAGTCCACCTCTGGGCTACGATTCGGTTGATGGCCAGCTGATGATCAACGAAATCCAAGCAGAAATTGTGCGTTTCATCTTCTCAAAAAGCTTGTCTGGACTGGGAGCGGGTAAGATCGTGAAAGAGCTTAATCGGCTAGAAATACCCAGTAAAAAAGGTGGAGAATGGATGGCATCCGCCGTTCTAGGAATTCTGAAGAACGAACGATATACGGGAAAAGCGTTATTACAAAAGACCTATACCGATGACCGCTTTAAACGGCATATCAACTATGGTGAACGAGATTTCTTTTTGATTGAGGATCATCATCCGGCAATTATCAGTCAGGAAGACTTCGATGCTGTACAATCATTGATAAACCAGCACCGTTTAGAGAAAAATTCCGAGATGAAGTCGGCCAAATATTCGAATCGATATGCCTTTTCCGGAAAAATCCTCTGTGCTGAATGCGGAGCAAAATTCAAGCGACGAATTCATACCAAGGGCGAAGGTATGATTGCTTGGTGCTGTTCTACGCACATCACAAATGCCAATCTATGTTCTATAAAATTCATCCCGGAAACACACATTGAATATACCTTCATTGTCATGATGAATAAGCTCATCTTCGGCTATACATCTGTTCTGAAACCGCTTCTATTGAGCCTTCGAGGTATGAACTCCAAAGATGAGAAGGCTAGCTTACGAGATCTTGAGAAAAAGCTGGATGAAAATAAGAAGCAGCGTGAAACATTGCTTGCTCTTACAAGTAAGGGTTATCTAGAAACTGCAGCCTTCAATAAAGGCAATAATGAGCTGTTACAGGAAGCCAGCCGATTAGAACGTCAGAAAGAATCAACCGCTTACTATCTGAACAGCGAGCACAAAAGCATCAATGCTTTGCTGGCCTTAATCAAATATACGGTTAAAGCATCCATGTTAGAGCGTTTTGATGCTGACCTTTTCGAACAATTCGTAGCTAAGATTCATGTTTACTCTAGGTTCGAAATCGGATTTGAGTTAAAGTGCGGTCTGACTCTGAGAGAAAGGTTGGTGGAGTAATGAGTTACATTCCTTATGGGTATAAGATTGAGAATGCGAGAGCGGTAATTGAAGAGAGCACTGCCGCACAGGTTCGGATGCTTTTTATTTGCTACTTATCTGGAGACTCCTTATCTTCAGCTGCGAAAAAAGCGGAAATGAATGCAACTCATTCTGCAGTTGGCTTGTTTCTTCAGAACAAACGATATCTGGGTGATGATTTCTACCCACCGATTATTGATGAGGAATTGTTCATGAAAGTTCAGGAAGAACGAGAACGGCGCGCTTTGAAACTTGGTAGAACTAAGTCCCTCAAAAATAAAAAAGAAGTCGTCTTCCCTACCTCCTTCCGAATGAACGAAGGTCTAAAGCATTTTGACGACCCATTTCAACAAGCAGAGTATGCTTATAGTTTAATCGAAAGGAAGTGA